CAAGTGGAGCACCATACACATCAGTATCAGCACCTACAAGTGTTGGAGGGTTTTTTATATTCTCTGGGCAGAAAACAGGTGGATTGCAATCATATAGTGGTATATACCAAAAACTATCTTTAATTGTAGGTAATGAATATCAGGTAGAAATTCAAACTGCTATTAGTGCAAGTGCTGGTACTTTGTATATAAAAACATACAAACCAAATATAAATGACACATTAACATCAATTGAATATACAGAAACATCATCAAATTCAATAACATTCCCTGCAACTAATGTTACAACTAACATATCTACCTCAACATTCATAGCAGCAACTGCAAATGATATTATTCAGATATATTTTACTACAGAGGAAACATCTTCAGTCAATGTTTCAATATCAGGAATATCAATAAAAGAAAAGCAAGAATACTTAGTACCTATTTATGCTACTGATATATTTGGTAATGACCATAAAATATTAAGAAGAACTACAAACCAAACAGTATCTAATGATTAAATTTAAAAAGACATTAAAAGAGTTAAAGGTTGTTGGTCAAATGCTAAAGGTAGGTTTGCAGAAAGAACTTATTGCACAAAAGCATAATGCTACAGGTAGATTGAGTAGAGGTTTGAGGCATGAAGTCAAAGGCACTACTTTAAATGTAATGTCATCTGTTAGTTATTGGAAGGCTGTTAATAATCCTAAGTTTGCTAAGACTCCTAATTACAATGCAATAGCATCTTGGGCTAGGGCAAAGAAAGGTATAAAAGCAACTTCAGCATCAATAACAAGAATATACGCTAAGATGTTAAGACAAGGGTATGGTCAGCCTTATGTGTTTTGGACTAAAGGGAATAGTTTAAGAAGAACAAACTTTGCAGGATATGTGGCAAATAAGTTTAGTAAAGAAGTAGCAATCAAGTTAGCACCATCTATTGGTGCAGATGTGGCAAGTATGATTAGAGAAAAATTTAAAAATAATACAAAAGCAAAAGTTAGTTAATATGGCAAATACAGAGAAAATTGTAGTTCAGGTAGTAGTAAAAGGTGAGAAGGATTTACAAAGAGTAGGTAAGACAGCAGGAGGAGGTGCTAAGAGTTTTGCTAAGATGGCAGGTGCGATTGGTTTGGCTGTTACTGCTTTTCGTGAAATTAACAAGCAAATAGGTAGTGCAATAAACACATTTAAGAAGTTTGAGTTTCAAATGGCTAAAGTTAAAGCAACAACTGGTGCTACTGAAAAAGACTTTAAGAAACTAAATGCTACAGCAAAACAATTAGGTAGAACTACATTCTTTACTTCATCACAAGTAGGGGAATTGCAAATGAACTATGCTAAGTTAGGGTTTACAACTTCTGAGATATTAGATGCTCAAGAAGCAACATTAAGATTAGCGACAGCAACAGGTTCAGATTTAGCGAGAGCAGCAGTAGTAGCAGGTGCTGCAGTAAGAGGGTTTAATTTAGATGCATCAGAAACTGAAAGAGTAGTTGATGTAATGGCAGTAGCGTTTACAAGTTCTGCTTTAGATATAGAAAAATTCCAAACATCTATGACTAAGGTAGCACCTATTGCAGCAGGTGCAGGTATATCTATTGAGAGTACATCAGCAGTTATGGGTAAATTAACTGATGCAGGTATTGAGGCTTCTATTGCAGGTACATCTTTAAGAAATATATTCTTAAAAATGCAAGACTCCTCCTCTGATTTATCTCAACATTTAGGATTTACAATTAAGAGTAGTGCAGATTTAGAAAAAGCATTAATCCAATTAAATAAAGAAGGATTATCAAATGAGGAGATAATGGGTCTTGTTGATATAAGGCAAGTGGCAGCATTTGCGACAATGGTTAATGGTACTGATTCTATTTTAGACCTGACAGATGCTTTAGAACAGGCTAATGGTGCTGCTCAAGAGATGGCTGATATTATGGCTGACACCTTAGAGGGTGATATAATTACTGCTAAATCTGCATGGGAGGGATTCCAGATAGCAATTATGACAGGCTCTAGTAATGTATCTAATATTCTTAGAACTGCTGTAAAAACTTGGACTTTCATATTAAATGGATTTTCAGATGACTTAAAGAGTACTGAGGATGTTGCAATAGATATGTTTGTTAATGCTTCAAAAACTGCAAAAGAAGAAACAAACAAGATAATCAAAGATAGAGGAGAGGGTGCTACTACTTACTCTAGGCAATTGAAGGAAGAAATGCATCTTTTAATGGGAACTTTGAGGAGAAAAAAAGCAGCAGTTGAAGAATCACAAGACAGAATAACAAAACTAAATGAAGATGGGCAGTTAGGTGCATTTCAATTAAATCAACAGGAGATTGCTGATGAAGAAAAAAAACTTACAGAAAAAACTCAGATATTTGAAGCAACAAAACAAGCGATAAAAGATTTAGCAGAAGAAGTTAAAGTTCAAAAAGAGAAAGAAACTAATGCAGTAGTAACTGCTAATGCAAAACAATTCCAATTAGACCAACAAGCAATAAGAGATAAAGAAAAAGCAGATGCAAAAAAGAAAAGAGAAAAAGCAAAAGAAGCAAGAGAAGTATTAGAATTAGAGAAAAAAGAATTTCAAGACAAGAAAAATGCAATAAAGATAGAATCACAAGAACTTGAAAATGCACATAAAGAACTTCTTATTAATGAACAAATAACTCAAGAAACTTATGATTTAATGACATTTGAAGCAGAACAAGCACATCTTGAGAACATGAAGAATCTTAATATTGCTTATGGTGAAGATGTTTCTGCTATTAATGGTCAGATATTAGACAATGAGTTAAAGATGATTGCTGACAAGGCTGCTGCTGAGGCTAAGGCTGCTAAAGATAAGGAAGATTCTGCAGCAAAAGAAATAGCAGATAGAAAAGAAACAATAGATGGTGTTGCTCAATTAGGAAACCAACTTATAACTTTAGCAGGAGAAGATGAGAAAATGCAACGCATTAGAAAGGCAGGTATTGCAATTTCTTCTGCAGCAGCAATAGCAAATAACATCCAAGCATTATCAGAGATGACAGTTGGGGTTACATCACAAGCAAAACTTCCTTTTCCTGCAAACATAATAGGAATGGTTACTACTTTAAGTACAATTGTATCTTTACTTGCTAATATTAAAGCAATGAAAAGTGCTTTTGGAGATGGTGGGGTAATTGAAACTTTTGCAAATGGTGGTATGGTGCATGGTAAATCACACGCACAAGGTGGTGAGAAGTTTGCAGTAGGAGGTAGAGTAGTTGAATTAGAAGGTGGTGAGGCTGTTATAAATAAAAGAAGTACAGCAATGTTTGGCAGACAATTATCAGCAATGAACGCTGCAGGAGGTGGTGTTAAATTTGCAGATGGTGGATTGCTTAATATGCCTTCATTTAGCCAACAACAATTCAATGCAATAGGTCAGAATCAAATGATGGGTGCAATGGGAAGTTCTGGTAAGGTAGTAGTGGTTGAGGCAGACATTACTGACAGTCAAAACTCAGTAAGCGTAATACAATCTGAGGCAACAATTTAATAATCAAAAAAAATAAACAAATGTTTGTTGATAAAAAGACTAAGTTAGAGAGATTAGATATATGTAAAAGTTGTAGTTTTTACCGAAACTTTATGTTACTAAAGAAACCAAAGATAACAAGAGGTGCTAGATGTGCTGAATGTAAGTGTTTCCTAGATGCAAAGACATCATTAACAAAAGAGTTTTTTGGTAAATGTCCTAAAAATAAATGGTAAAACTTTACAAATGAATTTTAAAGAAATCGCTGAAAACTACAGTAAGAAAAAAAGAAGCATGATGACAGATGCTGTTATCACTAACATGAATTATACTAAAAATTTCACTACCTATCACTCTGAATCACTTAATATAATGTTTGCAGAATGGCACTTGTTATTCCCTAAAAACAAACAAGATATTAAATGTACTTCTTGCAGGGCAGCAGTTTGTAAGTTTTGGAATACTATGATGGATGAGTGGATTGAAGCCGAACAAACACCTAAAAAGAAAAATGCCTCAAAAAAAAGAAAGACAAAATAAGGTAGATGTAGTTAAAGACTTCATTGATATTTGTGGAGTTGAATTAGAAAAGCGATTTGGTCAATCACCAACTTGCAAGGATATGATACGACATCTTGTTGAGAAAGGCATAATAGAACCTAAGAGGGTGAGAAACTATATGATTATTGCTGACTTTGATAGAATGTTAGTAGGAAACAAAGGAAGTAGAACCTACACTTGGATGGATTTATCTATTAAATATAAGATAAGTGAAAGTCAAGCCCAGAACATAGTTTACAAGGAAAGAAAGAAAGCAATTCCATCTAATAATATAACACATTAAAAGTTTTGTAAGAAAATTAGGTAAAACTAATTTATTTAAACTATATTTTTGCACCTATGAACGAAAAATGGTATAACATTCAGAACAAGGCAAGTGAAACTGCCGACATTTATATCTTTGATGAGATAGGAACTTATGGTGTAACTGCACAAGAGTTTATTGCTGACATTAAAGGATTAAAAGATATGCCTATCAATTTACGCATTAACAGTTTAGGTGGAGATGTGTTTGATGGTATGGCAATGTACAATGTAATCAAAAGGAGAGAGGCTAAGACTACAGTTTATATTGAGGGTATAGCAGCAAGTATTGCTACTATTATTGCTCTTGGTGCTGATGAGGTTGTAATGGCAGAAAACTCTTTATTTATGATACATAACGCTTGGGGTGGAACAATGGGTGAGTCAAAAGATATGAGAAAGACTGCTGACACTCTTGATAAAATCACAAGTGAACTTACAGACATTTATAGAAAAAAGACAGGACTATCTTATGATGCTCTTGCTGAGATGATGGATGAGGAGACTTGGTTAAATGCTAATGAGGCATACGAATTAGGTTTTATTGATACTATCTCTGACTCTATTAAAGTGGCTGCAAAGTATGATGTTTCTAAATTTAAGAACATCACACAGGAAGAAATACAGAATAAATTAAGTATTAATATAAATAACAAAAAAATGACTAACGAGTTAAAAGAATGGTTTAACAACAAAGTTGAGGAGATTGTTACTGCTGTAAAAGGTGATGTAAAAGTTTCTGAAGATGTTGCTGAGCAAACTATGATAACTGTTAATCTAGGGGATAATGATGAAATCATGAATAAGATTTCTGAGTTTGAAACTGGTAACATTGAATTATCAAACAAAATTTCTTTGTTAGAGGAAGAATTAGTTGCTTCAAAAGGAACTAACGAAACTTTAACATTAGAGGTTGAAGCGTTAAACGCTAAAATCAACAAAGCAGATGCTAAAGGTACAGAAATTGAAACTGAAAGCGACCCTGCAGTAGTTGAAAACAAGACAGAAGATGCTAATGCAGGTTTTTATAATGTAATGGCATCAAGAATTAGAAACAAATTTAATAATTAAAAAAATAAAATAAAATGGCAAATGTAGCAAATAATAGTATCGCAGCAACTTACGGAGGTGCGCAACTAAACGAACTTTTTTATGAGCCAGTATTTAGAAGTGATGATATTATGCGTAACTATAGAGTTATTCCTAATGTTAAACACAAAATGAATGTTTACACTTCTGCTGCTCTAACTAAGATAGTACAACCTTATACAACTTGTTCTGCAACAAGTGGTTCAACTCAATTTAATATTGATGATAAAGTAATTACTGCAGGTAGATGTAGAGTTGCTTTAGAGCAATGTACTGATGAGTTCTTTGGAACTTATATTGAAGAAATGTACCGAAATGGTGCAGATGTAATGAATGTTGAGGGAACTCAATTATCTGATGCAATCGTAAACAGAGCAGTAACAGGTATCGCACAAGATGTAGTAAGATTAGCATGGGGTGGTGATGGCGCAACTGCAAATTATACTGCTCTTGATGGGTGGATGAAATTAATGGGTGCAGATGCAACTGTATTAGCAGCAAGAACTGAAAAAAGTGCAGTAGCACCTACAACACCTACAGCAGGTGAATCACTTTCTTTATTAAGAGAAATGTATGACAATGCTCCTGCAGCATTACAACAAGTTCCTGCAAAAGATAAGAAAATATTTGTATCTCCTAAGACTTACAATGCTTACTTATCAAACTTAGAAGGTACTTCTGCAGATTTAGCAATTACTAACCAACAAGATGGTGTATTAACTGTTAAGTTTAGAGGTGTTGAATTAGTAGCAATGTATGAGTGGGACACTATTTTAGCAGATACTGACCTT